CGTGCTCGAATCGTTTGCCCCGGTTGATGCGTTAGTTGTCGGTACAATCCTGCTGGCTTTGGCTCTGGCTACGTGGAAGTTTTGGCTGGACCGCCCCAAGAGCATCCAAGCTGTGGCCTCGACCATTATCGATGCTGCCGAAATGGCCGATGTGTTGGTCAGCGCTGCGGAACAATTGTGGATGTCTGGCCGGCTGCCCAAAACCGAACGGTTCAACTATGTCATGGAGCAGCTTCGCCACCAGTTTCCGACGGTCGACATCGACCAGCTGGAGGCGACTGTTGAATCTGCTGTATACTGGCTCAAGCTGGCTGGACGGCGATAGTCGTCATGGCCGATTTGATTTATGTCGCTCAGTTCCAGCACAGCAAGTACGGCGTCCCGGGCGTAACGGCCACAGTCAACGTCGACCGTATCACTCTGGCTACAGGGAGCCAGACGGCGCTGGTGACAGGAGCTGCCGCCACAGAGGCCCGCAACGGAGTGTACTACTACCGGCTGGCCGGCGCCGACCCCATCCTGTACGATTACATCGTCATATTTTTGGGCACCGGAGTCAACGTCGACCAGCACGAGATTGTGGGTGCGCTCCAGCCTGACCCTGCGGCGAGGATCACCAACAATCTGCTGACGGCTGCGGTCCCGGCTGCGTACACGTCCGGCTCGGTGGGCGTTGCGCTGGGACGCATCGGCACAGCCCAAGTCACGGTGACATCCCCAGTCACGGAGGATGGCGAGATCGTGCTTATCTACGGGGACGATTATCGCACTGTCGACGGGCGAGCGCTGACATTTGTCGGCACCAACTGGCCGACGTTGACGGGCGGGAGCGTGTCGTTGCGTGTGCAGGCGGAGAGCGTGGTTACGATTTCCGGCACGGTCACGGCCGCTGCATCGTGTCGGGTGGAAGTGACATCGGCGCAAACAATCTCTATCGGGCTCGGGGTCTGGTCGTATGACCTGGAAGCGACGCTGACCTCCGGCTACACGGCCACATTACAGCAGGGCACAATCACGGTCAGGAGGGATGTCAGGTGACCCGGGACGAGATGCTGGTAGAGACAATCGAGCGGCTCGATGCGGCCGTCAGAAAGCTGGAGACAATCATCGGTGGCGATCCAGACCTGGGGTATCGAGGGCTCAGCCAGCGTGTCGAACGGATAGAGGGCGAAATGAAACGGCTCAACAGCCAGCGCTCGTCTATTGTCCAGTGGACAATCGGCTATACCATGCTCGGCATGTTTGTTGCCGTACTGGCAACGGGCGACCTGGCCGAGATGATGATTGCCGGGACGGCCATCGGGTTATTCGTCGGCGCTGGAATTTTTCTGGCGTCGGGTCTGGGGCTGCTCAAATGGCCATGACGTGGTCGCTCAATAAACTAGTCCAGCTCTACCGACGGATTGATGTGGCTGTCGAAGAGTACGAGGCTCATTGCCATCTCGCTGCGTCTGTGGTTGCGCCGAGGGATACCCTGTGGCAAGCCGAAGCAGCTTGGGCAGCAGAGGCTCGTCTGCGGATGAGAGCCCGGGCAACTGACTGGATCGAATATGCCACCAACAGAGATGTCGAATCGCTCAGGGGCCATATCGAAACGGACAATGCATGAAATCCCAGACGCAACGTGTCAAAGCGCACGACCGCAAGCTGAAAGCTCTGGAGCTCAGGAAGAATCGGGCGTCTTATCGTGAGATCGGCCAAGCGCTAGGCGTCAGCAGTCAGGCCGCCTGGAAGCTGGTAAGCCAGGCGCTGGTCGAAACAATTCAGGATCCGGCGGACGCTGTCCGAAAAATCGAACTCGAATCTCTGGACAAACTTGAGAGCAGGCTCTGGCCGAACGCCACCGATCCGGCAATAGTCGACCGCATCTTGAAAATCAAAGAAACACGCGCTCGTTATCTGGGGCTCTATGCCCCGACACGCACCGAACAGAGCGGGCCAAATGGCCAGCCCATACGAATCGAACGGATATTTGACCATGAGAGCGTCATTGCCTCCATTGCGCCACGATCAGCACCAGATCTTGAGGAGCCAGGCGACGACTAAGGTGGTCTGCGCTGGCCGCCGGTTTGGTAAAACCTATATGGCTGGCATCTACTCGCTGGCCTGTGCCGACAATGGAGCGGCGGTGGCATGGGTGGTGCCGACGTACAAAAATTCCCGAGCTCCTTGGCGGTTTGCCGAATCGATGGTGGGTCCAGCCGGCAAGAGCGTTCGGATTTATCGGTCAGAGCGCGTGATCGAATTCCCGAGCCGGGGGCGGTTGTCTGTGTACAGTGCAGACAACGACGTTGCGTTGCGCGGCGAAGCGTTTGACATTGTCATCGTGGACGAGGCGGCGCAAGTGCGAGAGGAAACCTACACGGACGTTCTGCTGCCGACAGTGGCCGATCGGGATGGGCGCATCCTGCTGATCAGCACCCCTCGGGGACGCAACTGGTTTTGGCGCGAATACCAGCGTGGCGTGGCCGGCCAGCGCAACATCGCATCGTGGACCGCACCGTCGTCTGCCAACCCCATGCCCAGCATCCGCCGGGCAGCGGAGGCGGCTCGGGAGCGAGTATCGGAACGCACGTACAGGCAAGAATGGCTTGCCGAATTTGTCGAGGATGGCGGCGGTGTATTCAGCAACGTGCGTGCTTGTGCTACGGCTCGTCCACAGGCGAATGCGCAGGCTGGCCGTCAGTACGTGTTCGGGGTCGACTGGGGCAAGTCGCATGACTTTACGGTCATCTGCGTGATGGATGTGACGGATGGCGCGCTGGTGCACATGGAACGGTTCAATCAGATCGATTACCAGGTTCAGCTCGGGCGGCTGACCGGGCTGTTCGAGAGGTTCGAGCCATTTTCGATCGTGGCAGAATCCAACAGCATCGGTGAGCCGCTCATCGAGCAGATGCAACGCCAGGGGCTGCCGGTCGTGCCATTCCAGACGCGCAACGCGAGCAAGACGCTTGTCATCGACGACTTGGCGCTGGCATTTGCTCGGCAATCCATCAGCATCATTGCAGACGATGTGCTGATCAACGAGCTGCAATCATATGAAATGGAGCGTCTGCCCTCTGGGCTGATGTCGTATGGCGCACCTGACGGATTGCACGACGATTGCGTAATGTCTCTGGCTTTGGCATGGCATGGGGTCAATCACGGCAGCAAATCGCTGCTCTTGTTTGGTGGGAGGTAAGATGGCTAGGCAGCGGCACATGATGGTGGATGGCAAATCCACATTTTTCCTGGACCAATATCCAGAACAGGCGTGGACGCAGCTGGCCCCCAGCTCAGCTCAGCTGGCCGATAGTCGTCAGGCGACAATGGCGGCTGGCAATTACTACCAAGCTGTCGCCTATCTGTACCGGTGCGTCAACATCCGAGCGACGGCCGCTACCCGTGTGCCCTGGGCGATCATGCAGGGAGACAACGAGGTGTGGCTGTCGACGGTACCATCTCCCCCTCCCGCATTGAGTTACCTGCAAAATTTCAAGCGGCTGCTCAGCCTGACCGAAGCGGCTTTGTGCTTGGCACCAGAGGCATTTTGGTTCATCGAGCGCAACCGGGCCAAGATCATCGCCCTGCGCTGGCATGCCCCCAACAGCGTTGTCCCCCAATTCAGCGAGCAGTCAGGATTGACAGGATTCAAGCGGATTCTGGACCGGGGCCGATCACAGACGTTCGAGCCGACCGATTACGTTTATTTTCCGCTCCCGAATCCGCTGCACGAGACCATCCCTGGGCGTCCACCTGCTCAGGCAGCGTTGTCGTCGGCTGGTGTGCTGTACAACATCGACCAGTTTGCCAGCAACTTTTTCGAGAGGGGCGGCATCAAGGCGACGCTTCTGACTGTCGATGGCAATCCTCTCCCCGCAGAAATGGAACGGTTGGAGAGCTGGTGGAAACGATTCTTTTCCGGCTCCAAATCCGCTTGGGAGACGGCGGCTGTCCGGGCCGGTGTCACCCCAGTTGTTGTCGGCGAGGGGATGGAAAATTTAGCCACGGCTGAATTATCCGAAGAGCGACGGCAAGATATCGCTACTGCGCTCGGTGTCCCCCACTCGATCGTGATGTCGAATGCCGCCAACTATGCTACGGCTCAGCAGGACGCACTGTCATTTTACGACATGACGATCATCCCGTCGCTGACCTATCTAGCGGAAATCGTCAACGAATCTCTGCTGGCTCCAAGCGGATATCGGCTCGAACTGAGACCAGAAGAGATGTCGATTTATCAGGCGGACGAGGAGCGTCGCTCCAACAGCATGCTGAATTATGTGCAGGCCGGTATCAAGCCATCGATCGCTGCGGAAATTCTGGGCGTGTCGCTGCCGTACGGTATTGAGTACAAGGATCTGGACCCAACACCTGTTGCCCCAGCACCTGTCGCCCCGGCGCCGGCGCCCGAACAGGCTCCTGCTATCGACACGGCCAAATCCGCAGAGATTGCACGTTTTCGGCGCTGGGCGAAAAAGCGTCACAATCCAGACCCTGCACTATTTGCCAGCGATATCCTGACCCCGGTCGACAAGGCATCTCTTTTGGAGGCTGTCGATGGCACCGGTTTTTTTATTCCAGCCAGCACTGGGCAGACATCACGGAACAGTATCCGTGACAAAGCTCTCGTTCTGCAGGGTGATCCGGGCGAGCCGGAAGAGCCGGTGTTCCGGCCGATCGAAATAGCAGAGCCCCGCAAGCGCGACCGATTGGAGCGGGAGGTGACCAGTGACATTCAAGCGGCGCTGACCAAGCAGCAGCGCGCCATCTACGAGGCGGCTCGCAAGATGTCGGCGGAGGAATTTATCGGTGACGTGGACGCCGAGCTGGAAGCCGCAGTCAAAGAAATTCAAAAGGAGCAGGCGCTCTACGACCGATTGCGCCGAGCGCTGCTGGAGAGCGTCGACTTGGGTGTGTTCGTGGCGGTCGAACAGCTGGAATCAATCGGGCTGGGAATGGACTGGACGCTGGTCAACGAGGACGCTCGGGCGTGGGCGCAAAACCATATCGGGACATTGATCGGAGGCATTGATGAGACAACGTTGGCTCGAACTCGCACGGCGGTTGCGGCATGGGTACAGAATGGTGAACCACTCTATATGCTCATCGAAGATCTGGAGCCGGTTTTTGGTTCACAGCGCGCTCAACTGATTGCCTCTACAGAGGTCACGCGTGCCTATGCGGAGGCCAACCAGCGCGTCTACAAAGAGGCTGGCATCCGGTACATGGAATGGCGGGCCGCAGCGGATGAGCTGATGTGTCCGATATGTGGCGCTCTGAACGGTCAGATCGTTGGCATTGACGACAAATTCGACCAGGCACTTGACGAACAAATCCGCACACAATTTCGAAGCAACTTTCAACTGCCACCTGCACATCCCCGGTGTCGCTGCTGGATCGTGCCGGTCGTAGTGGATACGGAGGTTTAACATGGCGTCGATACGGATCGAGGGTGTGGACAAGCTCATGCGCAAATTCAACTCGCTCCAGCAAATTCATGACATCCTGCGGCCACCCATGCAGCGGAGCGTGATGATATTGCAGGCGGATCTGGCCAAGTATCCGGCACCAAGACCCAGCTCGCCTTATGTTAGGACTGGCACGCTCGGCAGGTCATGGACAACCAGAGTGCGCACGGAGAGCGACCGTCTCGTGGGCAGGGTCGGCACAAAAGTCATTTATGCGCCATTCGTGCAGTCTCGGGAATTCCAAGCGGACATCCACCGCGATCGTTGGCAGACGGATGTCCAAGTTTTGGAGCGCAACGCGACCCGAATCATAAGACAATTCGAATCGGCCATTGAACAAGCACTGGAGGCATAAATGCCTTGGCACATTGAATCCGACACAACAGATTGCGGCGGCTACGCTGTCATCAAAACAGATGATGGCTCGCTGGCCGGCTGCCATGACACCAGAACGGATGCGGAGGCGCAGGTCGCTGCACTGTATGCCAGCGAGGCGGACAAGGCAGACACGCCGCCGGATGTCAAGTATCCAAAACTTTGGATCCGGGCCAGGGAAGAGGCTCGAAGAAAATATCGCGTCTATCCGTCTGCCTATGCCAACGGCTGGCTGGTGCAGCGCTACGGGCAGCTGGTCCGGGAGCGGCATGGAGACGATGAGAGCGGATACACCAGCGGCAAATCGGTAGATGTTGAAACGCTCATCGAGCATATCGACGGCGATGCAGATGCAGAGGCCAGCTATAAAAATCTCACGGAATGGTTTGCCGAGCAGTGGGTCGACATCAGCCGCCCCAAAGAGGGTGGTGGCTACGAGCCGTGTGGCCGCCCGACCGACGGCATGTCC